GAGAAACCGAGGTTTATTTGCTGTCCAAATCCCGAATTTCTTGCAGAAATCGGTCGATATACGTATCCTCAGTTGAAATGGCTATCAGAGGCTTTCCCCTACACGAGCCACTGCTTTTATGCCGGATGTGCAACACCTGAGCAGATGAACGAGTGGCTCAATTGGACTTTGCGTGAGTTGCCAGAGGCAGTATCCATAGTTGATGACATCACTGCGATAGACTCCAACCACAATGTCTGGAGCTTTTGGATGCACAAGGCCGTCCGGCGGGTACATTACCCCAGGATCCCAGATCGCATCGAGTTGTTGTACCGCTCTGAGGAAAATATCACCATCAGGGTAGGGATGTACACATTGCGAGTGGAGCTGGTGAACGCATCAGGTGTTCCTGACACCTCTTACAAAAACGGAGCGCCGTGTATCGTGTTGCGACCACTGGCGATTCTGTATGCAGTCACCGATTTTGATTCCCTTACCGATGCTGAGATACTCCAACGGCTTGACCAATTGCTCCGGATCATATTCACCAGCGCTGCTGGCGATGATGGCCTGACACGAACCCCGAGGGTCATCATGGGGGTGGACGTCATGACCCCCCGTTTTAGACAGAGGTACGAGGAGTGGTGGGCCCGAGCTGGGTTCACCGTGAAGGTGGACATATTACCTGAGCACAGGTGGCGGATGGCCACCTATCTTGCCATGAGGCCAGTATGGGCTGGCGAGGAGTACCAGTGGGCGCCAGAACCTGCGCGCCGTCTGAAGAGTCTATTTTGGCAAATCGACAACGCCATTCATCCGACAGCATGGGCGCGAGGAGTGGCGACACAGACCCTTCAACAGGGCCGTCATTGCCCAGTACTCGCCGACATCTGTTCGTGGTTTTTGTCGAAGACCAAAGGACCCGTTGCAACACCAGAAGAGAAGATGTACTCTCCATGGCATCACTACAAGACAACAGGACGCATGAACGATCGAGCTATACGTGAATTCTGCGAGGACTATCACGTCTCTCGGCAGGAAATTGAGTTCATGCGGCACCTCCTCGACCGCACTCATTCGGTGTTTGTTAATATCGGGTGCTCTGTGGTCAGGCGGGTGATGTTGGAGGAAAGCTAACAAACCAACATGTATGTTGCCTGTCACCTATCGACCCCCTCCTC